AGGGTTTCACTCACATACTGGGTGGAACCCTCTTTATATTTCATAAGTTCTTCCATATCATCAAGAACAACAGGAAGATACCTGTCTTTCAAAAGAAAAATTACTCTTTTATCATTATTCAATTTTTCTTCATATTCATAGTTTGTGACTGGTGATGATATATTTGCTAACTCAACTTGAGCAGGAACACCTGAATCATAGAAACTTAAACTTTGAGTTTCATCAACTTTTATTCCTTTCGGAAAAATAATTCTTCCCTCACTATCTTTTACTTCAACTGATTCGTAATGATGTACTCCATTATATAATTCGTTATAATTTCCATATTTTCCAAGGAGATATTTTTCAAAATCATCGTTTCTTAAAGGCCATTCATCATAGATATTTAAAATATTATTGCAAGTCAAAACAACCCAATCCAGAAAAGGATTTCCATATACTTTATCTGCAACAATGTCTGGACGATCATCACCTTCAATAATATATTTGTCAAAAAATACTAGATTTTCAAAAATATCATCTCTTATTTTTCCTTTTTTAAATAAATTTTTTACTCTTGTAAAATCACTAAGTGCTGATTTGTCACTTTTGCGATCAATGTATTCAATATCTGGAAGTTTGCGGAAGTATGAGTTTGACATTTTAGTATCCTATACTGTAATCTGGTGAAGTTTCGTCATTACCTAGTTCTGTATAATCATCATTAAAGATTGGTTCTAATTCTTGGAATTCGAAAGAAAGTTCGTAAGAAACCATAGAACTATCCCAGTGTGTAGCATATGTTCCATCAGGAGTATAATTTACATTGAAAGAAAGTAAAGCACACTCTTTTATTCGTGGAAGATATTTGTGTGGGTTATCACCTCCTTTATCAGCATTTGTATTTCGTCTTCCATCAACAAATGTTAATCTGTATAGATTGGGAGATTGGAGGAATAGGTTGGTTGTTGTTCGTTGAACTGCCATAGATTGCTTAAACATTCTGATTATCATCAGAGCTCTTTTAGCTTCTTCAGGACTCCTTGGACTTAATTTATATGTAAAATTAAATGGTCTCAATGTGGGACCTTGAAACAAAAGTTCTAAATTTGGATTTAATACTCCACCACCAGTTCTTGCTAAAAGACCACTAACTCCTGTTGCTTGCTCTGAAAAATATATAGAAGCTGCAGTTTGTAAATCTTTACCGGCGGCCATAAGGTTATTTTTTATAGTACTAATTGCATCAGCAGCACCTGATCCACCAGAAATGTAATTTTTTGTTGCGTTTGCTATCTGTAATGCAATGGCATTGTCCTCTTTTCCTCCCCAATTGACCCTATTATTATCTCTGATTGCCCCTGGTGCAGGTAAAATAACTCCACCAAGTTCTTGATCGATTCTGATTCTATCTCTACTACGGGTATCATATAACCTTGTTACATTTGTTGTTGAGGTATTAATGTCTCTTGGTTGTGATTTGTATATTTTTATTTTGAGTTGATCCTGACTATTTGAGAGATTCTCTGGATATCTTACGAGACTAGCACCTGGAATCGCGTAAGTTCCTATTTCATTTCTACTTCCATCAACTGCTTTTCCTGCGTCCAATCCGGTTAGTTGTAAATTCTTAACAGTCGGATCTGTCGGATCTGGATTGCCATCCGGATTTTGCCCGTTTGGAGGAGGAACCGATCCTCGCTTAAAGTTTTTAGCAAATATGGCGTTTACTTGGGCATTACTTAAATTGTTTCCCGCTCTGTTTAATAAAGTTCTATATGTTTTTTTAGCATTATTAACTGCCATTACATTTAGAGAACTTGGTCCTGAATCACGTAGATCTTTCAATATATTATCACTTAAAACATTTCCCGAAAGACCTGAAGCATTTACAAACTTTTTGTCAGAGTTATCATAGTATTGAGAGTCCTCATATGTAATTGGGGCCCATCGTCCATCAGGATTTAATTGTGCTGCTTTGTAAAATTGATTTGATGATCTTTCATACAATAACCATGTTGTCAGGGTTTTAGTGTCTGTGTTCAGTTCAGTATAGGTTGAAAAATAAAGTTTATTTCCATTTGGATCGCGATTCCCATTGCTGTCATATTTAAGATCAAACACTCCCTCTCTTTGAAGAACACCATTAATTCCTATTATTGCCATTACATTTATGGTTTTTATTTATTTAGTTTAAATTTTGCATAAGGTATTGTTAGAAGTTCATCAAGTTCATCCCATTGAACCTCATACAATTGGCCTGCAAGTTCTTCCCATGTATAATTTCTGATTGGAGACTCTGATTCCATCTGATATTCTCTCCAATGAAAGTTGAATGCTTTAAATCCCCATCTTTGCAATTCAATACAAGCAATCAAAGGATGTTGATCATAATTAATATTTGGTGTTTTTGGATTATAGACAAAGGTATAATATTTTCCTGGTTCTGGAATAGGTTCAACTGTATCATTCAATAATTGCATAATTTCCAACATCATATCTTCTGGATCGTTTGTTCTAAGATTGATGTCGTTTCCTTGCAATCTGCTCATTTGATTCCTAGTTCGTTTTCGGTGATGATTTTAAATTCTATTTTTCGATCAGCACACCATTCTCTTGCAGCTTTCCATTTTGCCTGATTTATAGAATAGGTAACACATTCATAAAGATATGATTTAGTTTGTCGTTTTGGTTGTTTTGGTGGAACAGTTTGTTTCTTTGGTTTTACTTCAACAACATATGTTTTTATTGATCCGTTTGTTTCTTTTACTTTAACCAAGTAATCTGGAAAATAACGATGAATTCTATTATCTGCAGGAGATACATATGGAATACAAAATTCTTCTGAAGCCCAAGAAATTATATTTTCATTTGTATCACACCACTTACAGAATCTTCTTTCCCAAGAACTTCTACAGATAATGTTTTTCCAATCTCCTTTATATTTTTGTGGATTTGAAGGAATATATTTGCTTTTAATACTTTCTGCCATTATCTTGCCTACATAATATACAAGATCAAAAAGTATTTATAGATGTCTTTAACGGGACCACAATCAATTAGTAAGATCAAATCAACCCTGTTGTCACCAGCAACAACTTCTCATTTTGTGGTATCTATACAGAAACCAAATGAACTCAATTCAGATAAAGAAACGGTGGTAGAAACGGGAACTGGTTCAATAGCTAGAGATTTTGCAAGTTATTTGGCTCAACAAGGAATTACTAGAGATATTAATTCTATAGAATATTTAAATTTAGCTTGTTCTGATGCTTCTTTACCAGGTTCTAGTCTTGCGACTAGTGAAATAACCGGAGATTATCACGGAGTTACTGAAAGACATGCATATCGTAGAATTTATGATGATAGAATTGACTTAACTTTTTATGTTGATGCAAAAAAATACTATGCAATTCGCTTTTTTGAAGCATGGATAAGATATATTATGTCCGAAACATATACGGGGACTGCAGATCAACAAGGAAGAAGTGATGATGAGAAGAATTTATTTTATAGGTCTAGATATCCCAGTCAGTATACAACAAATCTAGAAATTACGAAATTTGAGAAGGATAATATTTCAGGCAATAAACCAAGTTTAAAGTATAGACTTTACAATACATATCCCGTGTCTATTGCATCAATGCCAGTTTCTTATGATGCAAGTTCTCTTTTAAAATGTACAGTTTCAATGAACTACAGTCGGTATTCTCTTATTCCTACTAACAGTAGTTTTGGAACATTTGGAGGAAATGCCAAATCAGCAAACGAAAATCCCAATTCCCCAGAAGGAACTGGGGATAATAGTAATCAGTCTGAATTTAGGACTGTACCTAATAATATAGATTTTGGAAGAACAATACCTGCTGATCGGATTAGTGCAACTAATGCATTTAATGCATCATTACCTGCTTACGATTTCAATCAATCATTGAACACTACTCCATTAAATATTACTAATACCAGAACTTTCGATCTCAATAAAGATTTTTACACTGGAGGATATGGTAATCCAGAAGACGGTCCACCAGAACGACAATCAATTCAGAGTCAAATTGGTGAATTACAGGAAATGGCGGAAAGATCTCAACAACGCCAAGCTGCCAATTCTAGAGGTGGTGCATCTGCAGAATAATATCAGAACAGCACTACTCTTCTAATAATAACTTCAAATCACTCAACTAAATAATATCAACTGATTTTTTCATATTAGGACATTATGCCTTTACCAAAAATTTCTACACCAACTTATGAACTTGAGTTGCCATCTACAGGTCAAACAATTGAATACAGACCCTTTCTAGTCAAGGAAGAGAAGGTATTAGTGATTGCTCTGGAAAGTGAAGATACTAAACAGATTACAAATTCAATTAAAACAGTTATTAGAAATTGTATTCTTACGAAAGGAATTAAAGTAGAGTCTTTACCAACTTTTGATATTGAATACTTGTTTCTGAATATTAGAGGTAAATCTGTTGGGGAAGATGTTGAAGTCAATGTTATTTGTCCCGATGACCGTGAAACAAAGGTTATGGTAAACATCAATCTTGATGATATTAAGGTTCAAAAGGATGAAA